CCGGCTTAGAAGGCCGTGTAGCTAACACTCGATTCTCGCGTAAACCTCGTCAAACAGCCGATTCAAGCAATGCCTCCCTTCGGAGGTGAGTGTAGAAGGGTACACACGAGGGTACACAGTTATCGAAGGTGATTGTTTGTTACATTGGGCAAGTTCATGCAACTTGTTATCACATGTTAAGCACCATTGGCCCGGTCCTGCGTTTAAATACATGATGTCACAATTCTTACAAATGTTTCGTTTAGCCATTGATTCGACCTCTCGTGTTTTACGATGCTCCGCGTCGTGGACACGACGTTGCAACTGTACCCGGCCCAGCTTGAGGGCGTCCGGCGCTTTCTTGAAAGCCCCATGCGTCGGCTCGTGCTCGCCTATGGAACAGGCGTCGGCAAGACACCCACGGCCATCCGATGTCTCATCGAGCATTGGAAGGCCCGCAGAGGCACCCCCCGCCCGCCGCGCTTCCTTGTAGTCTGCCCGGCGATCGTCCGCCGACACTGGCAGCGGGAGTTCATGCGGTGGGGAGGGCTCGACGCCCGGCCCATCGAGATGGGTCGCCTGCGCCGCACCGGCTCGAAGGCCGCCTTGGCCGCCCGTGACCTCGCCTACGCAGCCGACATTCAGATCGTGAGCTACGACCTGGCCCACGAGGTCGATGCCGAGCGGTGGGACGCCGTTGTACTCGACGAGGTACACCATCTGTCGGATTGCCAGAGCAAACAGAGCCGGATGGCGGCGGCCCTGGTCCGGGCTAATCGTGGGGTTCCCGTACTAGGATTGTCGGCTACTATGATACCGACTCGCGTGGAACAACTGTGGCACCCGCTGCACCTGCTGTTCGGCGACAAATGGGGACGGCGGCCCAAGGCAGGGAGCATCTGCTGGGATTTCGCGGGGAGGTACTGCGAGCTAGAGCGTACCGAGTACGGTACGAAAGTAGGCAGGGCGCGCGACGCGATGATGGGGGAGCTAAAAGGCCGCCTCTCGAAAGTCTGCCACCGCCTCACCCGCGAAGACATAGCCGACGACCTCCCCCCTATCGACTGCCGCGTACTAGAGGTGCCAGGGGCCTCGCTGGCGCGCGGCCTGCACGTCGTTGGCACCTCGACCCGCAAGCGCCCGGAAATCGAGCACGCCGTCGCCTGGTTCAAGGAACTGCCGGACGACATCACCCACTCTGTCATCCTCTGCTACCACCGCGACGTTGCCGCGCAGTTGTCCGTTGAACTGCTGAGCACGCTAAAGCCAGGCACGGCTTGTATTAGGATTGACGGTACTATGACAACGGACGCCCGCGTGAAGGCGCTCGACCAGTGCGAGGCCATGCCGCGCGCCGTGCTCGTGGCCACCAGCGAGAGCATCCGCGAAGGCGTCCGCCTCATGTGGGCGCAAAAGGTCCTGTTCGCGGAATGGCGGCAGTCGCCGGTGAAGGTCACGCAGACCATCGGGCGCTTCCAAAGCATCGGCGACAAGCGGCGGCCCCAGGTCGAGGTGCTGATCGACGAGTCGCTGTACGGCCCGGCCAAGGTTCTCACCGACCGCATGAAGGTCATCACGGCGGCGCTCAAAGGCAGCAACGCCGAGCGCACCGTCGCTGAGGTCTTCGAGCCCAAAGAGATGACCGAGGAGCGGATGGCCGACCTTACCCGCTCAATGCTCGCGGAGTTCAAACCCAAGGATCAGGAATGGTCCGACGATGAGGAGGAACAAGCCGATGAATGGTGAGGAGATCGCAGCCGCAGCCGACAAGTTACATGAAGCTATCAAACAGTGCCTTGCCCGCAGCAAGAACGTGTCCGTCGAAGATGGTCCCGTCATCTTGAACCTGTTGGCAGGCAAACTACGAGCGCAGAGGGACAAGATGATCGAGCAAGACAAACCAGACGCCGACCTATTCGATGAGGATGAACTCGACGAGGAGTTCGACGAGCCAGAAGACGACGAAGATGACCTCGACGATGAAGATCTCGACGAGGAGCTAGACGACGAGGAGGACGACAACGATGCCGGGTAAGTACCTCGTGCCAAACGAGGACGGCATCCTTGTTCCGAGCGACGTGCCAGAGATGCACGAGCTATCGCCTGGCGAGAAGGCGTTGAGCCTTGCGTGCAACTCAGGCGGCAGCGGCGAGGGCATGAGCCATTACAGCCAGGCGAGCCGCTGCGGTCGCCGAGCACGCCTCAGCGCCGAGCGGTACAAGAAATTCGCTGAGGATGGCACGGCGCTGCCGCTCACTAAAAACCATTTCATCATCGGCTCGGTCTACCACAAGCTGCACGAGCTGGCCCGGCGCGACCCGAAGGATGAAACGCTCGTGATTGATTTCGACGAGCAATATCAGAACCCAAACGTCGCCGAGGGCGTGCGTCTCTACAAGGGATGGCTGCGCACTTGGGGCCTCGATTTCTGGGGCAAGTGCCTGGGCGTCGAGGTCAACCTCGCTGATGACACGACGTTCAAATCAGAGACAGATCCAGGGCTACCTTTTGGCGAAGGTATGGGCGCGCCTGGCGAGCGAATCAACGTCACCGGGCAACTCGACATGATCGTTGAGATGGATGCCGAGGCGTGCGAGCGGGCAAAGAAGCGCGGCCTTGAGCTAGAGCCAGGTCGCCGCATCGTCGATTGGAAATCAGCGGACGGCCCTAGCGATGGCCTGAGCTACAAGGAAGGGATGCAATCCCTGTGGTACTGCCACCTGTGGAACCTGCACAATCCCGATCGCCCGGTCGATGGCATTATATTTGACGTTGTAATGAAACGCTCGCGCCGCAAAGACCGCAGCGTGTTGCTCGACGATTTCCAGGCGTTTTACGTGGCCGAGGGTCGCGAGTCTGTCGAGGCATTGCGCGGCATGGTGATGCAAGGCCACCGCAACATCGTCGAGGACATTCCCAATCGCAGTGAGTGCGTGACGTGGCGAGGCGAGATCTGCCCGTTCCGTACCTACGGGGAGTGCCTCGCCACATGAATACAGCAGGCAAGATCGAGTTTACGATCGACATGCTCGGCAACGTGAAGGCGGGCTGCACCGTGACCGACCAGAGCGGCGCGGTATCGCAAGGCCCGGTAGACTTTGCGGGCGCGCTCAAGGTGCTCGCGCTGGCGTACCCCTCGCAAGTCAAAGCCTTGCTTACGCCAGTGACCACCACGACCACAACAACAAACGGCTCGACCACCACCACCACCTCGCCTGGGATCAACATTGACCTTGGGCTGGGCATCACTCTGAAATTGTGAGGCATCCATGAGCGCGATCAAGGCAGCACAGTTGAACATGGCGTACGATGGCGGCGGCAACGCCTTCATGACGTACCAGATCACCTACGCCGATGGCGGCGTGGCGCAGGGCAACGCGAGCGGACAGTTCGCGCAGCAACTCATTTCCACTTTCTTCCCGCAAGCCATGGCCGACCTCAGCAAAGGCCAACAGGACGACGGCGACGCGGGGACCGGCATATGAAAACAATCGAGTTGACGCAGGGACAAAGCGTTGTCGTGGATGATGAACTCTACGACGAGTTAGCGGCGCACAAGTGGTGCTATACCAACGGCTACGCTGCGCGCCGGATGCCCAACCAGAAGAAAGGGCAACACCTCTACATGCACCGTGAGATATGCCCTGCCGAGCCTGACAAGCTGGTGATCCATATCGACGGCAACAAACTCAATAATAGGAAGGCCAACCTCAGCGTGCGGATGCGCAAGCATCGGAGCCAGGCCGTCGCTACACGCGCTGCGTCAGGACTCAAGGGCGTGACCTTCCATCACGGCAAGTGGGTCGCGCAGATAAGTATCGACAAGAAAAACAAGCATTTGGGTCGCTTTGCCGACAAAATTGCCGCAGCGCGCGAGTACGACAAAATGGCCCGTATGGTATACGGAGACTGCGCACACGTTAATTTCCCCCCAGGCCACGAGCACTATGTCGAGGTACCCGTTGACGAGGTGCGTCAGGCCAATGTCGGCTAAAGTTTTACAGGAGCTACCAGTGAGTTTGATTAAGAGCGCAAGCGCAAGTTTGAAGGAAAGCAACCGCCGCATCCTCGTGATGGGACCGCGCGGTACAGGCAAAACGACCCTCAGCATATCCGCCTCATCCTATGCTGGGCTTACGATAGAGGGCGGACACCGCCTCTGCAAAGACGTGCTCGTGATCCAAGGCGACAACGAAGGCGTGATGGGCGCAATGGATGTCGGCCTTGAGCCAGGCGGCGTGCTCGACATGACTGACGTTGACTCGTGGGATGTCTACCAGCGCAAGTTGATTGCCGGTATGCGCGAGGTCAAACCGCGCATCGACGCAGGCGAAATCAAGGTCATCGTAATTGATCTCAACTGGCCTGCACGCCTCATCGACAAGAGCATCGACCCAGGCAACCAGAAGGATTGGAAGCTGGTACAGAACGAGGGCCTGGCCCTGTTCCGTATGCTCGCTGGCCTGCGCGGCGTCACTGTCATCGGCAACGCGCAGATCAAGACGAGCGCAGTCATCGCCGAGACGGCGCACTCCGAGAACGTAAGCCACGCGAAGGCCATCGGCGGCGAGCGTTCGACATTCACCGTAGACTTGCCCAAAGGCATCGCGACCATGTGGCTCGACAACACCTCGTTTGTCTTCTGCCGCGAGGCCAAGCGGTCGAAGGATGCGAAGGGCAACATCACGCGCGAGATCAGAACGCTCACGCAGTCGAGCAACAAACACGAGGCCAAGAGCCGGGCCTGCACAAAGCTAAAGGCCGTCGAGCCAGGCTCCCGATCGATGTACGCGCTGCTTAGCGACGCGTATGGAGAGGCGCTGTGATTTCACAGCGTCATGTAGTTTTACTTTTAGTTTGAAAGCGAGAGCGTTATGTCGAGTTTGCGAGAGTGGAACGAAGCGTATGGCGACATGGAATTTTTCCCTGAGAAGGCCAAGGGCTTCGATTGGAAGATGAACGTAGCCTACCCCTGCAAGATCACGCGGGCCAAGGTGCTCAAAAGCCAGAAGGGCGATGTTCAGCTAGAGTTGAGCATCGACATCCAAGCTGGCGAGGATGAGGAGTCGGCGACCATTGGCAATGAGCGCCAGTGGATTGACCTGCCGAAGCAAGAGAGCGACCGCGACAAGACGCGGGAGATCGTCGAGAAGCTGACCCAGCGACGTTTTCAGAACTTGATCCGCGTGTACTCGGCAGCAATGCCGGGCGACTACGCGCCTTACAAGGAAATGAAAACGGTAGCTGGCAACAAAATCTACATCGACTTTGACGATGAGAAGATGGAAGGCAGCGATTTCAATGAGCGCAAGGCTGAGGTGCAAGCGCGCATTGTAAAGACTGCTGAGGCGCTGCACGGCCAAGAGGGCTCAGAGGTCGAGCTACTCGAAGGCACGCTGATGTACATCGAGAAGGCACCGAACCCCAAGAACAGCAAGTATCCCTACGTGAACTACTACGCCACCAGGCCCCGTAGCACGCCGGTTTACAAGCATGAGGACGGCGACGCCCCCTTCTAAGCGAGAGTAAAGGTCGAGGCGCATGGTCGGTTACTGGCATCTTTTACTGTGCGCCTCGGCTTTCCTCGTCCTAAGATTGGAACGTCGTAGTAGACCCGTTTTGTGGAAACGGTCCCTTCGTTGCGGCGGTGGCAGCATCTCGTGCTCGCCGCGAGACGCAATGCTCCGCACACAGGAAGCGTCCGATAGGGCGCAAGAGGCATGGCGACGGATGAACCAGAGCGTGCATTTCAGCAGCGACAAACTCGATTGGGCTACGCCGGATGAACTGTGGCAACGTCTCGACAACATCTACCGATTCGACCTCGACGCAGCAGCGAGCGCAGAGAACGCGCGATGCAGCCGCTACTTTGATCAACGCGCGGATGGACTTACTCAGTCGTGGGCTGATGCCAGAGTATGGTGCAACCCTCCGTACGGCAGATCTATCGGCGATTGGACATCCAAGGCCAGCGCCGAAGCCTCCCGTGCAGCGTTCATTGTCATGCTCGTACCCGCCCGCACCGATACGCGATGGTGGCACGATGCTATTGGCTCTGCACGAGTTGAATATCTGCGTGGCCGACTACGTTTCAAAGGCGCTCCCGCCTCTGCCCCGTTCCCCTCAGCCCTCCTCTATTGGAACTGCTGAATGTACGCCAGCAGAGGCGACGCAAACACCGTCATCATCACAGACTGGCGACTCAAAACCGACGGGGAGCTAGACGAGAGCGAGCCTAATCACGCGCCGCACGTCTTGGGCTTTTGGAAATTCGGTCGTTGGTGCATGGGTCGCGCGTGGCACAACGTCACGCGCATCGCACTGTTCGACTACGGCGAGCAACCGAGCAACGCCGAGGCGGCCCTACGTCGCGCGAAGCTGGTGGCGTGGCTGCACGAGCGCAAGCCTACTCGCGTGTACGTGGTGCCTACCCCTGACTCGACGATGGGCGCAGAGAGCGTGGCGCTCAAAGGCACCCACTGCTGGCAAGCCCTGCGTGCGCCGGACACGCTAGAGGCCATGCGAGGCACCCGCTGGCGTCTCAACGAAGAGACGGAGGTGGTTGCCCTCTACCCCATCGCAAAGCGCGTCAAAGAGCTACAGCGGTGGGTGATGGCCAACTGGCTGCGGGCGCACCGGATGCCAACGCTAGAGCTAACGGACGGCTACGCCGAGATCCATCCTGGCGCACGGATGGTCGGCTTTCTTGAGGCGATGCGGGGCCAGCCTCTTGCCGTCGATCTTGAGTTCAATCCCTCGAACGACATCGTGACGGCCATTGGCCTCAGCGATGGCGTACGCGCCGTGAGCATACCGTGGGACCGCTACCTGCCTCGCAATAACGAGGAGTGGGAACGTGGGCTGCACGAGTACGCCGAGCACAAGTCAATCGTGACGCTGCTGCGAGAGTTGCTCGCCGCCGACACAATCAAAGTCGCTCACAATTTTGTGGCGGATATACCGCGCCTAGAGGCGCGCATGTTCAAGGTCGGAGGAAAACTACATGACACTTTTGCCGCACATGCAATCGCATTTCCTGAGTTACGCCACGGGCTGCAACACGCTGCTGCTTCTTTGTTGCCTTGCCCGCCTTGGAAGTCTCTTTACAAGCCTTCACACCTCAATCGCGGACTTACGCGCGACGACGCTGAGTTCTGGATTGCAGACCCACATTCTCTTAGATCGTATAACTGTCGCGACGCCTTCTACACCCACCACCTCGCCCGCGCGGTGCTCCCCCACGTCGAAGCTGCCTTCGCGTAAGCGGCGCAGGTCACAAAAGAAGGTGCGCCGCGTATGCGTCATCTGTGATGCCAGGTTTCTCGCGCGACGTACGGACACGATGTATTGCTCGAACTCGTGCTCGGCGCGTGCCCAGCGCCTCCGTAAGGAGGTGCGTGATGTACAAGTCTAAAGTCTGCGAGGAGTGCAAAGCAGAGTACACGCCCAAAGATCACAGCGGATCGTTCGCGTGGTCAGTGCGCAAGTTCTGCGGCCATGGATGCTCGCAGCGCGCAAAGAAGCGCACCCAATTTCGCCGGACATGGACCCCAGAGGGTGAGTTCCGCGCAAAAAAGAGCAAGCCATGAGTGCTGTAGCGCCCGGCGGCAAGGTCAGTGAGCTAGAGTACAACACCATCCTCGATTGGGATGCCCTCTATAACGCTGTGCCTCGCGGCATCGGTCTGTCGTGCAGGCAAATACAGCGGATCGTCAACGGCGACTCGTGGAAGCGCGGTTGGCTGCCTGCGCGGGTCGGCGAGGAATGGAAGGCGTGCAAGGTCTGTGGCGCGCAGTTCGAGCGGCGCTACTCTAACGGTCGCCTGCGCTCGCCCAAATTCTGGGCACAGAAAGAAACCTGTTGTCACTCACACGCGGTTCAATGGCAGTGGGCCAAAGGCGCGTTCTCGAAACGAGGCAAAACATGATCGTCTACATCCTGCTGCAATGCCTGACGCCCAAGCATATCCCTGTCGAGGTGAACGACTGTCGCGTGGTGAGCGTACATCGCCAGCCAGACAGTGCCTACCGCGTTGCGTGGGACCGCTGCGCGCTCGACCACGAGTGCGTGACACACTACTATGTACAGCAAGCGGGGATTGAACCTTGATCCCTGACGTTAAGCCAGCGCCGCGAGCAAACGAACGCTACGAGCGCCTCATGCAGTTGATGCTCGTGACTGAGAAAATGTCAGCCAAGGGATGGCGCATCGACCCGGACAAACTCCAGACTCATCGCGCCACGGCCCTCGCACGCATCGAGCAATTCCGCAGCATGTTTCTGGCACATACGGGCTTGCCAGAGAGCGCGCTCGGTACAGCGGGTTCCGGCTCCACACACAAAGTGCGTGACTGGTTTTGGATCGACCAGAAGGCCCCGCCTCTCGTGTTCAACAAGCTCACAAAGAAACCTCAGTTTTCTACTGAATGTCTCATCGGATACGCCCAGGATTTCGCACACGAGGTCTTTGGCCCCGCTGCTGCTGCGCTCTATGCGCTTCGCAAAAACAAGAAACTCGTCGAGTTCTGCGAGACATACGCTCGATTCGCTGCACATGACGGTCGAATCCATTTCTCGTACAACGCAGCGGGTACACAGACAGGGAGGTGGACATCGAGCACCAAGATGCGCGTTGCAGAGCCGGATGGATCGCGCACCACGTACAGTTGTAACGCGCAGCAAGTGCCGAAGAAAACCCCCTCGTTCGATTTCGGCAACGGTAAGGTCAAGCTGGTTGATAGCCTCCGCGACGTGTTCATAGCGGACCCAGGATGCGTGCTCATCCAGGCCGACTACGAGGCCCTAGAGTTGCGGCTCATCGCCTACGTCTACGGAGCGAAGAAACTCATCGAGTGGATCGCAAACGATGTAGACACGCACATGGAAAACGCGCGGGGTATATTCCGCGAGCTGCGCCTGCCTGCGGACGCGAAGAAAGTCTCAAAGCCGAGCACCGAGGCCGAGCGCACGGCCAACGCCGCACGAGAGGCAGCCAAGCCCCTGGCATACGGCGTAAGCTACCAGATGCACGACCCGGATGGCCACGGTCGTTACATAACGCTGTATAAGACGCTCAAAAAGATCTTCCCCTCTATGACGGAGCAACAGGCAAACTCCTATGCCGAACGATTCTTCGAGCTACACCCCGAAATCAAACGTGGTCAATCTCAGGTTCGCGACGCGCTCGCCGAGCGAGGCTACGTCACCCTCAGCCTCGACGGGCGACGCCTGTATTATCCCGATACGCCCCGAGGCCGAAACCAGGCCCTCAATTTCCCCATGCAGGGAACAGGTGGTGCGCTTGTTAATCGTGCCTTGCTCGAACTCGACCGACGACTCGATTGGAACGGCCAAGAGATCCGCGCCCAGGTTCATGATGAGTTGGTTGTACAGGCTCCTCGCGAGAGTGCTCTTGAGGTGAAGGGTTGGATCGAGGAGTGCATGGCGATGCCCGCGCAGATCGGCGAGACGTTCGCAGGCATCCCCGCGACCGGGGACATGGGCCTCGATTGGGGGAACTGTTCGGCGAACTTTACATTGTAGCCCCCTCCAAAATCTGCACACATGACCCTACACTGCTCATTTGTTCCGCTTTCACTTTTTTTTGCTTGCCCGGCAGGAAAGTTTTGCGAGAACTGTAATGATTCGGCTCCAGCCCCGTCTACAAGAGCAGAACGGCCACTTGGCCCTGAGCAAGGAGACGACAATGGCAGACAACAAGAAATCCTGCGGCTGCGGCACCGCCACCAAAGGAACCCCTTCAACCGTTAAAGCGTGCAACTGCGGTCCTCAGTGTGAGTGTCAGAATTGCGGCTGCGAAGCTGGCAAGTGCGGTACAACTAAGTAGGCCCGTGGGGTTGACTACCTCGACAGAGGTAGTCAACTTCCTAATCTCAAGGTTCTTTACAGGATACCCATGGACCAGTTCATCAAAACTCGAATCTTGACCGAGTTTGCTCTGAAACGGGCTGATTTCGCTGCATTCGTTCGCAGACGAGCACCTAGCTCCGATGCCGAGGATCTTGTTCAGCAAGCTTTCGCTCGCGCTCAAGAAAAGATAGACACGCTGCGCAACCCCGCGACCGCCACTGCGTGGTTCTACCGAATCTTGCGTCGTCTCATCATCGACTACCATGAACGACAGAATTCTCGCGCAGCCAAGCTTGAGCAACTGGCAACCAATTTGGACGACCTTTCTCCACTGCCTGCAGATATTTGCACCTGTGGGTTCGGGTTAATGAACTCGCTCAAGGAAAACTATCGAGACATCATAGAGAAAGTCGACTTACAGGAAGATACCGTTGGCGAAGCGGCAGACACCCTGAACATATCTCGAAATAACGCAACCGTACGCCTGCATAGGGCGCGCTCGCTTCTGCGAAAAAAAGTCGAAGCATATTGCGGTGTCAGTTCATTATCTTCTTGTATGTCCTGCACCTGCTCACCCCCTACGGAAAAGCCCTCTCGATAGTTGGCTTCTCTGTAGTTTTCTCTCGTTGTTTCTTAAGCTATGACCGTGTTCGTTTCGATGAGTTCCGCCGCCATGATGCGCCCGCTTTGCTCGTAGTGTTTCGCGTAGGCGACGACATTCTTCGAGTAGACGATGGTGCTCGCTGGCGCTTGCGTGAACCTGCGGCCTGAGTTGTAGCCGCTTGCGATGTCGCTGAGGTCGTGCGTTTTCCAGCGCCGCACAAGTTCAGAACATAGTTTAGCAGCGAGGTCGGCGCAGGTGCGGGGCTTGAACAAGTCGCCGGGTACGCCCGTATAACCCAGCCCAAGGGCTGTTTTCCATGACATCTGACACAAGCCGCGAGAGCCACCTCGTACAAGGTCGCCTCCTGTGTTGTTCAACGCATCGGGATTGAATCGCGTCTCTTGCATCGCTATCGCCAGGCCCCACTCAGGCGGCAAGCCAGCAGAGACAAAAGCGGCGACAAGCACCGGGCCATAGAGCGCCTCGCGCTCCGCGAAGGTCACGCGGAGGGTCCGTCAACATGGTCCGCCAGAGGTGCGGTGCCTGCTGCGTTGGTAAGCGAGGGAGGAGGCAAGCGGATACCCACGTCGATGCCGCTCACGTTGGGCTGCGTGCGAACCTTCGAGTAGGCGTGCGCCGCCTGCGAAATACCGGTGATGGCCGCCACGGCAATCGACACGGCAGGCGAGTTAGGAACGACCACGTTTGCGCCTACGAGGCCGAATAGGCCAAGCAGATGCGTCAGGAATGAGTGCGACTGCAATAGTTCTTTCACGTTACACGCTCCACAGGAGTTGCAAGGAACCCACGTTGCCCGCCGAGCCAAGAGTAGATGACTGCGATTGCACGTTCAAAGTTCCGTTGTTGAACTGGCCAGGCAGCGTGACAATCTGCCCTGGCGCTACCGGGAATGTCATGGCGGAGATCGTCGCGCCGCCAGGCACAAGCTGCACGTTGTTGACTACAGCACTCACGTAGACGCCATTGCTCGCCGCCCCAATCATGGTGACGGTAGCGCCTACTGGCACGTTTACTGCCGCTGACGCGCCGCCTGTGGGCGTCGTGACGTTCGCTGAGCCATAGCTTGTGCCTGCGCTCGACGTTGCGTTGTTGCTATATTGATCGGTCGCTACAGGGTACGCCGTGATGACACCAGAGGAGCCGATGGCCTGAGTCGAGTCATCGTAGTTGACGTACTCGAATCGCTGCGTGACTAGCTTGCTCATGCCTCACCAAGCCAGTCGAACGTCAAGACGCTCGTGGCCGTCGCAAGCGGCACGGTGGCCGCTCCTGCGCCCGCGAGGGGCTGCGGTATGGGCCAGTTCGAGTTCATCGAAAGAGTCGCCGGTCCATAGATGTTGTTCGGTAGGAACAGGTTTTGCAGCGGCGCTATGGGGATCTGTATCGGCACGATGCTTGCGCCGAGCGCCGGTAGGCACTGCGCGGTAAGCGTCATCCAGAAATCAGGCGAGCGGTTCATGAGCATCCGTAGGATGCCGTTGTAAGAGAAGATGGCGTTCGAGCCCAGGTAGCCCGTTACAACCTGCGATGACGCAAAGCCCTGCGTGACAATCAGAGGACGCGCAGCCGCCGCCACTTTAGTGTTGATGATCTGTTCACGGGTGTTCCCACTGCCGTAGCCCAGATCCTCCCCACGCCATAGCAGCGACCGCACGTTCTGCAACGTCATGTTTTACTGCTTTGCTTTCAGCTCGGCAGCTTTGCTCAAGTTCATCGAGCAAGACTCCGTGCGCTTGCCAGCGTAGGCGCTCCCCTTGCCACCGCTGCCACCCGCTTTGTTGGGGTAGGTCTGCGGCTTGGGGAACGCGGGGATTGGCCATTTGCCGTTTTGACTGTCTGCCATGGGGGCTCCTTAGACGTTCTGCTGCCAGTAGCCGAACACGTCGAGCGTAAAGATGGTGCCTGTGGTGCTGTTCGCAGTGGTGGGCTGCGTGTAGACCACGGCCAAGGTGTCGTTCGGATTGATCGCACCGTTCGCCGGGAGCTGAGTCAAGGCACCGATGTTGGCCACCGGGTTCGCGCCAGCAGAGGTGGGCGAAGCCACCGATCCGACTGTCACGCCCGTTGTTTGATCCAACAAAGCAACGCTACCGCCAGCGGTGCCGCCGATAGGACCGTTGGCATCACGCACCACGAGATGGGTCGCGAAGAATCGTTTGCCCTGGGGAGGCTCGCCGCTTGGCGCAGGACCAGGCAGCACAACTTGAGCGGGATTCTGGTACGTGGTGGGGATCACGATTGTCTGCGTGGTGTTCGCAGCAGACAAGTTTACCTTGTACGAGAGAAGGTGGCTCAAGGACGGGATCTTTGTGTTCTGGTCGCCGAGCCAAAGGCCAGGCACGTTTGTTGATGGCATGTAAACTCTCCTTTAGGAAGGGTAACGGCGCACGCAAGCCGCAACGTAGAGGTTGCCTGACGCCGTGGGAACGAACGACAACCACGCCTTGCGAAATGCAAGTGCCGGTGCTCCTGACGCTAACACAGCGGAGGCCGTTGCGTTCGCTGTCATTTGGCCGTTCGACTGGTACTGCACGTTTGGGAATCCGTTTTGGAACCACGCAGGCAAGTTGTCTACGTTTGTTGGGTTTATGTAGAACGTCCCCGCTGCGCCGTTCGTCAGCATAAGCTGAAACGAGAGGCTGATCGCAGCGTGCAGCGAGAGCAAGGCCCCGTTCCACGCAACGCCGTTTGTTAGAGGCACGTTAACGGCGTAGTCGGTAACGATGGAATCATTGCGTTGGCTCATCGCTTAATTGCCTCCCTGTAGCGTGTCGAGTCTTGTTCCGCTGCCGGAACTGTCACCGCTCGATGATACTGGTTTCGATGGATTAGAGCCACCCTGCGCGCCCTGTTGTTCCGCTTGCGCCATTTGCTGGCGCGCTTGCTGGATCATCTGAAAGAAATTGGGACTTGTCGAGTTGCCGACCGGACGCCCAAGCAATCGCGCGCAGTATTGTTTTGCGGCGTAGGGTAGATCGGGATTCTGTTGTAGCTGTTGGATGCAGGCTTGCTGCGCGTTAGCTAACACGTTGGGGTAGTGCTTCTGTAGGAACGCGATGTTTTCTTTTGAGGGATTGGCAAGCGCGTAGGTTGGGTCGTGCGCTGTTCGCCAGAGCCCTTGGATCTTGCGCTGTTGCATGGGGTCGCCTAACGAGCGCGTAGGCAGGTCGGCACCTGCCGAACGCTTCGGCATGAGCGAAGCCACATCCGTCGCCATGGCAAAGTGCCGCTGCGCTGCATCGTCGGCTTGAACGTCAGGCACACCCGCCTGAGTCATCGAGTCGCGGATGTTGGTGAACGCCTTGGGTGGGTCCGCGTTGATGGTCGAGAGCACAGGCCCCAGCGTCTCAGGATGGTCATCGGTGCGTGCGTGAAGCTGCGCGGGGATGCCGTACAGGCCCCCCATCACTGCGCGCGTCAGCTTGCCATCGTAGGTCTTGAACAGTTGGCCTAGCTTCTCTGAGGCAAGCGCGTAGTGCGCCGGGCGGATATTCTTGATGATGCCGAAGCCACCGCCGACCATCGCGCCATGCAAGCCTGCGCCGATGTCGCCGCCGTTCATGACTGTGCCGAGTACCGCGCCGCCTGCGGCGTTGGCCGCGACGTTGTTGAGGATGGTGCTAAAGCTGGCGGCGTTCGCGCGCCTGTTGAGCGCATCGTTTAGCAACGACCAATCGCTGTAGTTTTTGAGCGACTCGTTCCACTGGCTTGCCGTGGTGCCACCAAAGGATGCGTCGTGCTGCTGCAAAAGCAACTGCTGCGATTGCTTGATGCGCTCGCGGATGTCGAGATACTTGCCGTTGACGCCACGGTTCACGTCAAAGTCAGACCAGCCGATGCTCTCGGAGATCTTTTTGTTCATCTGCTGCAACTCGTGCAGGTCGATGTCTTTGTCTTTCTTGAACCATTTGCTGATGCGCGAGTTGATCTGGTCGTTGCTGCCAGCGAGGTACTTTATCTCGTCGCGCAACGCCTGTTTGTCTTGTGGCTCTAACACCGCCTTGGGTCCGAGCGTACGTTTGATCGTATTCATCTCGACCTCGTACTTGAGAAGCTGCGCCTTGACGTGGCCCGGCGCTGTACTCGGTGCTTTTTGCAAGACCTCATCGACCTTGCGCAGCAGGTCGCCGTAGCGACCTTGCGTGCGGATGGCCTCCGTTGCGCGTTCCTTGAGGAGCGCCGCACGCAGCGTCTTTTGCGCCTGCGAGGTCATGTTCTTACCGAGCCAGCCGAGTGTCTTGCCCGCGACACCGCCGATGCCGGGGATGGCAGCGCCGAGTACGGCGTCCTGTAAGACGTTCTTTGCCGAGTCGGCGAGTGACCAGCTTATCTTCTCTTGGCCCGCTGGCTCGAAGGCGTGGTGAATGGCGGCGTCATCCATCCGTGCCACCGCACCGAGCGCCACGTTGGTTGCTGCGCCTGCGGCTACTGCGCCGCCGAGCGAGGTGGCTCCCCCGCCTGTGAACGCGCCGAGTGCGGCTGCTGCGCCTGTACCGAAGACAGCGGGAGCGGCGGCAGTTGCGAGTGCGCCCGCACCGGCAAGTTCCAGCCCGGTGCCAAGAACATTGGCCCCTACATCGAGCAAGGGGTGCTCTTTGGCGTACCAGTCGAGGTTTTGCTGTAGGTACTCGGCCTGGTCTTTGTTGCCGAACTTGCCTACCGCCGTACGGACAAAGGGAGCGTTGCCTACCGTCGAGACGACAAAGCCCAGGCCCGCTTCCTTCCAATAGTCGAAGGATGACTGAACCTGGCTCTCATCGAGGTTGTTGCCCTTCGATGGTACGTAGCCGTAGTCGGTGTACGCCTTCACCTTGTCGGCAGGCACCCGGTAGACGCGGAAATCCTTGGGGCTGATGAGTTCCGAGTACCCCCCGGCGTTGGCAGCGGGTGTTTGCGGGCTCGCCGTTGAGGCGTCCGGTGTCTGCGGGCTTATCGCCTGTTCGACCGGCGTGAGCGGAGCGCCGGGAGCTGTTGCTGGCTCTGCCATTATTGGGCCTGGTGGCGTGCATGACGCTGCACGTAGCGCGTGAGGTGCTCGCCAGCGATGGCGTCATTTGGGTCGATGGCGCTCTGAATCCCCAGGCCGCGCATACGAGCCACGTAGGAATCTGTCACCGCATCGGCGGAGTCGTCGAGTTGCTTCGCGCCGCCATAGAGATTGCTGTAGCCAGGCACAAAGATGTCCGACCATTGAGGAATACGAGTCATTGCCGTTTTGATCTCGTCGGGACTCTGCGCTGCGCCTGTGGCGTCCATCTGCCGAACCGCCGCCTTCATCGAGCCTACAGCCTTGTCGTAGCGCGCCTTTTGTTTGAGCGGGTTGGCCGTCATGCCCTCCGCCGCGATCTCTTTGGCCATCTTGTTTGCAGCGACATAGGCCGCGTAGTTCTCAGAGAACGTCGCTGCCTTGTCGTACTGCGATTTGTTGATCTGGCCGTCATCCTTGAGGCCAACGACCGTAAAGTGATTCTCAGCAGCACGAGCGCGTTGCTTCGAGATTGCAGCCTGAGATGCGTCGAGTACGCCGAGACTGTGCATCGCGATCTGTTTGTCACGCTGCGCCTTCTCTAGTAGGCGCTCGCCCATCTTGTCGTTGTACATGGCCTTGCGCTGCTGGGCTAAGCCTGAGATCTGCTGCGCCTGTGCGGCAGCAACCGGCCCGCCCATGGCTCCCTTGAGTTCGGCCACCTGACGATCGATGCGTTCCCATGCTGCCATCTTGAGCGCGTTGAGCGCGGCCACGCGATCGCCAGTCTGCTTCTCAATCGTGCTGAGCATCCCTTGTTCGCGATAGGCGGCCTTGTTTTTTTGCGCCAGGTTCATTTGCTGGCGCTGCATGTCTTGCTCGATGAGACGGTCTAGCGGCGTGACCGCGCTCGGATTGCCAGCCAGCCCGTTTGCCGCACCGCTAAGTGCTTGCGCGAGTACGCCGAAGATCTTTGAAGCCACGCTCGAATCGGACCAGAAATTCTTGACCTCTGCTTGGTTCGCCGCATCGACAGCACTCCTGACACGCACCATCTGTGCGTCGTAGGCTTTCTGCCCAGCTTGCATGATCTGCTTCTGTTGTGCCTCGAAACGCGCGGCCTCTTCTGTCTTCTGGTGCAGCAGCGGTTGCTCTTTTTGTTGCTCGGCTACCTGCGCTGCGAGTTCGGATTTCTTGCCTTTCGTTTCTAGGTCGATGCCGCTGCCTTGAGCCTTTAGCGCATCGTCCATCTGCGCCTGCGCGTTACTCTCGCCCATCCCCGCGTCGTTTACTTGCCCTTGTAAGAACGAAGCGAGGTCGCCGTTGGGTGTCTGCCCTGGCATGGGAACACCACTGACGCCTGGCGGTGGCGCAACGGGAGGCGCTCCTGTGGGGTTATCCGGCGTGCCTGTAGCCGTGGGCATCGCGCTCGCCACCTGCGCCTGGTGTGCGGCGTCCGCCTGCTGCTGGTTTAGGAGATCTTGCTTGGCTTGCTCTGCCGTCATCTTCTGATGCGACTCCTCGTGCATCATCTCAGGCGTTTTGCCCACCGGCGCGCCGCCTGTCGCCATGCCAGCAGCAGGGACGTAGTTTTCAAAGAACTGCGGGATCATGTTCTTTGCCTGGTCAGGCGTCATCTGAGGCATCGGCATGGTCGTGTCCTTAGTTTGGCAGCGTGTTGTTGAGCGAGGTCATGCCCCATGCACTCGCCAGCGGATATGCCGTGTTTGTCTGACTGGTCGTGAACGGCGAATAGGTTGGGCTGCCGCCTGCGATGGCCAGCTTCGAGGAGCCAGTTGCCAGGTTGGATACGGAGGTCGATGGCGTAGCGTACCCTGCTGAATCTCCTGTGCCACCGCTGTAAGTGTCCGTTGTGGGCGTGCTAGTCGAGGTCAGACTGTTTTGCGAGGTCGAGCCCAGCGAGCTGCTACTGCCCATGTTCGCGATGGTGCCGCCGACTGCCGCGCCACTCGATGCGAGCGCCGATCCGATGCTGATCGCCGTTTGATCCCCCGCCATGCGACCGCTCTCGTAGATGCTCATCTGGTTCGAGCGGGCGTTGTTCGCGCCTGACTGTAGCTCCTCGGCAGCTTTCGCACCGATAAGCCCCACGTCCTTTTGCAGCTTCTGCTTCTCGATGGCCGTCATGTTGTTGGTATGCGAGATGAGCATCTGCATGGTGGCTTTCTTGAGCGCCATGGCAGCGGCCTGTGCGCGCGTCGAGGTCGCGCCGGACGCGTTGAGGGCATCCTCTTGCTGTTTGACGTTGTTGACTGCGTTGGCTTCTTTCTCTGAGCCACCGAGCAACTGCGATGAGTTCATCCGTTCGAGGTCGGCCTGCGACTGCGCCTGCTGCGCCTGCGTCATCTGGCCGTTACCACCGAGGTAGTTGTTGAGGTATTGCGTGCTCAACGCCCCAAGCGCCGCCGTGTCGGCGTCCATGCCGCCGAAATCAGCGCCTACGTTCTGTAGATTGGCTGCGCCTTGGATGATGTCTTGGCCCGCTTGGCCAGTGTTGGCTGCGTTGTAATAGTTGCTACCTGGCGCAAGCGTTGAGTCGATGTCGTCGCTTGCGTTGTTGGCTGCGGCAGCGGAGCCAGGAGCAAACCAAGTGCCTATGCCTGTGATATGTGGCATCTGTTACCCCTTCGCCGCTGCGGCGCTGGCCGCTGCTGTACCTGCTGCGATTGCGACACCGGCAAGCCCGCCTGTGGCCGCCGTTGCAATCGCACCACCGAGAGCAAGAATACCAATGGCAAGGCTATGAATGAGAGCCGTGTTGTCTTTGTAGTGCTGCATCGCATACTGATACTGCGCGATCTGGTTTTGAAGGTTGTCGAGCTGTCCTTTGACCGCTATCTGTGTCTGCGAGTCGAGTTGGCTCAAGTTCTGTTCGAGCGATGTCGCCACGTCCTGCACATTCTGCACGTCCGCATCGAGCTTCGTTTGCGTTGCGTTTGCATCCGTTGTGGCTTGCGCCGATAGCGCCTGGCCGAACGCTTGCATGTTCGTATAGTAAGACTGCGCTGCTGCGGTCTGATGATTGAGCGCGCCTTGCCCTACGATAGCCGCGCCGCCGACTGCACCGAGACGTGAGCCTGCGCCGCTATCAGCCCCACCGCCTTGGCTCGCACCGATTGAGTTGTACCCGTTGATCGCAGTTTGGCTCGTCTTATCGACGGCGCTCGTGTCGATGGGTTTGTTCGCGTAGAAGCCAAGGGTCGCGGCGTTTTGGTTTTCTTGCTGGCGCGTGGCGGTATAGGTCTGGTACTGCGCCTTCGCCGCCTGCACAGCCTCGTAGCTAAAGACGTTGTTCCCCGTGTCACCGACATACGAGTTGCGGTCGCCGAGCAAAGAGCCTGGCGGCATCTGCCCGTTGTTCGCTTCCATGTACGTGACAAGCTGGTTTGTCTGGTCTGTAAGCTGTTGCGAGCGAACATTGGTGATGGCCGTGGCGGCGTCACTCTGCCATTGCTGCAAGACCGCGTTGTTGTACTGCGTGACCTGATCGCTCGTGCCCGCCGCCGCTTGGCTCGTCTTGAAGGTCTGCCCCGCACCTAGCTGTTGCAACTGCGCGGTTCCGCGCTGGGCTGCCGTGAGAGTGTTCTGACCATCGACCAGAGCACCGCTCTTGTTATACGCGCCCACGTAAGAGTAGCGACCAGACCACACGCCAGTCGTTGGATTGAACATTGGCGTGAACTTGTAATACGCAAAATTCCCGTCGCTTGTGCGAACACTGACGATCTGCGGAACCTTGTCGGTCACGGCAGCCGCGTTGACGGCGTTGATGTCCGTGGTCGAAATCGAGTGGGGCGTCGATGCCACCGTGCCACCGTTCGCGTTCGGCGCTATCGCCATCTTCGATACAAACGGCGTTGCTGCGGCTGAGGTCGCGGCAGAAGGGGCACCTCCGCTGGCGACGGTAGCCGCAGTGACTGGCGTTGCAGCAGACGTTGCAGCAGACGTGTCATTTGACGTTGTAGGTGTGTCTACACTTTTGCTGAGAAAGTTCCACGCAGGATACGCGACGTTGTTGGCCGTGTTGCTCAGCGTTCCGGCAGTCGGTGACGTGCTGCTGGCAAGGTTCTGCGTTGGATCAGCCGCATCACCCGCTGAGTTGTTCTGCGAGTTCAGCTTGCCTGCTACTGACGTTGTAGCTGAGGTGCTTTGCTGCGTCGGATCGTACACCGCCGCCTGCTGCAAACCTGTTGCCAGCGAGTTCCCTGCCGAGAAGGCAGTCGAGGTGTTGTACCCGGCGCTATCTAAGGCCATGTAATTACCCGCTCATGCCAGCGCCGAGGCGCGTGGTACCCTGTTTCGCTCCGAAATTTACCACAAGGTCGCTCAAGGTCGCCATCTGATAACCGGAACTTAATGTAGAAATTGGGAGTAGCGTCAAACGATAACGCACTGCCCACACACGCGCAGTCGGCGGTCGAACACGCGCTTGGTAGAACTGCGGCTGCGTCGCGAAATTGAACTTGGTCGTTTGAATGTAGTTGGCCTGGTAGTTGATGCACGTCTCAACTTGCAACGTATGCGGCCCATTCCATGAGCCTGTGCAGGTGACATCCCATAGCTGCGACTCGCCGCCTGACTCACCGCTTGGCAAGATCCACGGCGACTCTAGGACCACGGCAGGCCCGTTGTCGTTGCCACGGTATAGCGGCGCGTAAGTCGTGCCGAACTGCACGAGGTCTGCGCCTGCTATACTCGGCGTTGCAACGCCCGCGTATTTTGCTGCGGCGATCGGCTGAATGGCGGCGAACACTGCGCCGTCGAGCCGCTGCACGATGCACGAGGCGTTGGCCAGCAGCGGCCAGGTAGACCATTTTTGCGTCAGGTAGTTGTAGACGAGGGCTGCGCCTGCGGCGTTGGGCCACACGATGCTCTGTAGCGACGGCAGCATCACCGCTCGGCCATAGACTTGGCCCGGATTGTTGAACTGGCGGCCTGTGATGGCATCGACGGCGGCCCCCACCGGCGAGGTGGTCAGGTCGCGCGCCGCAAGCTGTATCCCGCTAAACCCTTGGAAATAGATGCCGTCAGGCCCCCTACAAGGCCCGCCAGTGCCAATAGCCCCCTGGGGGGTGGGGATAGGCAGGACCGCATCGAATCCGTCGCCTGGCGCGGGAATACCCGCCGTGTTCGAGGTAGCCGGTCCTGTTCCACTCAAATATGCGTTAGAGCGGGTTCCGAAGATCAGCACCTTGTCGTCGATGGCCTCGATGCTCCGCACGTCGCCGATCTCAGGCGGAATGGGCGCGTAGTTGTAGACGTTCCACTCGAAGGGGAACTTATCCTGCGCGACCGAGGTGTAATACAGGCGGTGTTGGCCGAATATCTGGCATAGACCGAAAGCACGCCCCCGCGAGGCAGTCTGCCAGACAAACGGCGGCGGCGGTGTTGAGGCGAAGGTGTAGACCGTCGAACCATCAGAGGTCAGGTTGGTATAGAGACGAGGGAACGACGTGAGGTTGTACGTCGAGTTCACGTCTGCCGTGCTCGGGTCGAAGATATAATTGTCCGTTACGCTCGCGCACATGTTGTTGAGCGCGTTGCCGGTGATCTGCTTCGTTCCGATGAGGTAGAACGTGCCTGAGTTGCCGTTCACCGTCGATCGGTAGATGCGCATATAGAGCACGCCGCCGACCGCTGCCTTCGCTGTAGGCGGCAGAGGCACCGTGATGCCGCATGACGTTCCACTGTTCCCTGCTGCGATGTTGACGCCTACAGGTACCGAGGGCGTCGAACGATGCACGCGTCCTAGCGAATCGTACCATTCCCAAACGCAGATGTAGTAGTATGAACCCGGCGGGAACGGCGAGGTCGTAGCACCACCAGTCTGGGTGTTCATAATGGGAATGGGGTTGTGCGCCTGGAAATGGTAGTTTGCTTCGACCACGCCGCGCCCGTCATGGATGCAGGTCATCGGACCCGAGAGCACGGTGTATGGGCCTGCCTGCACAGGTGGCACCGAGGCTGCCTGGTTGCTAATCGAGAGATTGAGCGCAACGGGCTGATTTACGGAGGCAAATGGCGCGTTAGCGTACCATGCGATGCCCGCCCAATTCACTACTCGCTGAGGCTTCTGGTCGGTCTGCACCCACAGAGGCATCGTGATGTCGAGCGCCGACAGATCGTTGTTCGGCGAGAGAAGCATCGGCGAGCCCAGGCCCGTAGGCATCGGCGCGCTTCCCCAATACGTGGTTCGAGAAACACCGTTGCCGCTCGGCTTGATCGCCGCCGCATACATCACGTTGCTCTCGATAGGCGCTTGCGACTCAAAGGCCCGCGTTACGATGCGTGCCTGGTGGTCGATGACAAAGTACGTCGGTTGCCCGTAGAGCGCGTAAGGGTTGTAGCTGGCATTGCTGTACGGCGTGTTTGCCGCGATAGGCTCCCAGGCTCCGCACCGAACCACGCAGTAGGCTTGCTTGGCTTGTGAGGCACCAGCGTAGTTCGCTTCTGGCGGCGCTGCCGACCATGCCTTGCTGGCAAGTAAGACGCCGCTTGCCGTGCGCACTTGATTGCTCGCGACTGCCGTGACAACGCCAGTGCCCAGCCCAGCAGAGGCGCTCGATGCCGTAAAGTTGAACGTGTCTACCGAGACGGACTGATACCAGATGTTGCCGTAGGGTACGTTCCCTGCGCCGCTCATCTGTTCCGGGTAGGCGCGAAAGAACGTAAAGCCTAGCTGCGCCGATGCGCCGACCCCGCCGTTCGAGTCAAATATGCACGCCGCGCCTGTTGAGAGGAAATTGACAGTGCCTTCGCTCGCTGAGCTGCCTGTGCTGCTGGCGTAGCCCACTGACACGCCGCCGCCGCACGTCACCGGGTTGACGTTGTAGGCAGACTGGCCAAGAGCGTAGACCTTGTTCGCAAAGAGAACGGCAAAGAATCGAGAGCCGCTCACGGCCTGGTGCGTGTAGGGCGAGAAGCAAGTAAAACCGCCTGACGGCACGGTAGACGACGAGAGCGAGGTAGTGAGCGCCGAGCCCGCAACCTGATCGTACATCATGAGCACATCGTTCGCACCGCTTGGGTTCGTGATGTAGCAAACGAATGTCCGACCTGCGTGCTGCATGATCGTAAACGGATTGAACGTGGTGCCTGCGGTCGTGTTTGTCGCGAGGTTGACGGTGCCTATCTGTGTCGAGCCGAGGAACGCGCCGGTGAAATCGAACGAGTAGCGCGTAAGGGCCGAGCCGTTCGCTACAACCGCGATCCAGTAATTGGTTCCCTGTACTGCGGCACACTCACAATACTGGCCAGTCATGGCGTAGGTTAGGGCGTCGTTCGTCTCTAGCGTCCCATCGCACAGACCGAACGTGAAACGGAGATTGGTTCCGTCAAAGTAGCCGATGCCGTATCGTCGCGTGGCCTGCGAGGCGTATGTCTCTTGCACGACCGTCATCATGTTGAAGGTCGAGCATCCGGTATCGGCGACAGTCAGCTTACCTGTCATCACGCGCGAGCGCATCGCCCACGGCGGCACAGGCTGCGCGTTGTTGACGCTCGCGCCATTGCCATCCGTCCATACGGGCGAGGTGAACGCCGAGCCTGCGGCCTGTACTGCATCCTTGACCTCGCCATGCACCATGAGGTCGCCGTAGGTCGCGGGAGCCTGTAGGTCGCGGGCGTGCAGGTTGTAGATGTGGCTCGTGTTGGCAGGCATGATTGACGTGATGCCCGGTAGCTGCTGAACGTTGCCTGGCGAGACGTACAGAGCATTGTCGGCGCGCGTGGTCGCTGGCGGTGCTAGGCGGCCCGAGTCAGTCTTGAGATTGAGGCCGCCGTCGATACCTTGCGCGTGGGCGTCCGCATTCTTTACAACGTCAAAGTTTGCCTGGCTGCTGTTGTATGACTCTGACATTTAGGCTCCGTACTCCACGTCAATATCGAGTTGTCCGGCAAAGTTGTAACCCGCCCCCACAGAGACGAGAGACGTAATCAAGTCGCCTGCGTTGAACGGCAGCGCGCCTTTGGCAAAGTTCGCTGTTCCGTAGGTTCCGTTCGCAGGCACATTGCAACTCGCGATGCCTACGCCGTTTTTGTAGAGGCCCCAGCCTGTGGCTCCGGCAATCGTATTGTTGTGGTTAGCCGTAATGCCCACGATGCTGCCAGCGCGAGCGGGATACCATCGCCGGTTGATGAGACTGATCGCGCCAGTTCTCGCGTTCCAGATCGTAATGACAGTGTTGAAATTGTCACCACTTGTCGTGTTGGTGCTCCAATAGCTCCCCAAAGAGACGGTTGCCTTGAACCCTTGCGCACTCACCATACTCTGCGCAGACCACGTTCCTGTGCCAAAGACGCTGCCATCGCCGTTGACAAGAAACTGCGCTGCGGTGTTGGCCGGATTCGTGACGTAGAACGCTGCCGTATTGTCGAAAGGCACCACGACAAACGTGTTGTTCTTTGTGCCGTAGACGATACCGAACCCGCGCACCGAGAGCCCGTTGTTCAACGTGACGGGTGCCTGCACGACGAGGTTGCGCAGCACACGTAGCGAGCCATCGGCTCCCGCTTGAAAGTAGGTCTGCAAGAAATCGAGTGTCGGCTGTACTGCCTGGCGCACGTTGCTGCCTACGCGGGCAAGGGTGCTGTCGCCCGCGACCAGCGCCGCTACTGTCTTAGGGAGGAACGGCATTTAGGGGATGCACCAGTAGAGCGGACCTCCTGCTGCGGCGTAGGTCGGCAGGGTGCGGCGCTGCCGCATACCATCACGCATCACTGGCGCGAACGAGTCACGTATCTGCGCCGTCGCCATGATCTGCGATTGAATGACAGATTGGGTCTTTCGGATGTCGTCCATGTTCTGCAAGCGCGTCTTGATGGACATCTTGCCGAGGACATCGAGAACCACCCACTCCTCGAAGCCGTTTGGCAACACGTCATCGAGCGTCGAGTAGTCGAGAAGCGGCGGTCGATACTGAGGCGTGTAATAGATCTCTAGGGCGTTGTACGAGTCAACGGTGGGCACAGGCTGCAAGAACAACAAGTTGCGCTGTAGCCGATACTTGTAGATAGGATTGATGGTTGCCTGGGGCGTATTGAGCGCGCCGAACTCGTCTACACCGAAGGGTCGAAGCTGTAAGCGAGATGCTCCGCCGCCATACAAGAGAAAGACATCCTGTAGCGACTGAAAATCGCTTGGCAGTGAGTACGCCTCTTGCTTGGCCATGAGAGAAATTGGCCGACACGTCGTGTAGTAATCCACGGAGCGCCTGCAAAGAAGCGCGTACAACTGCGCGAGAGAGCCGCGTACCCAAGGCTTCAACTCTGACTCGTCATCGAAGGTCGATGAATTGATCTGGTCGGAACGCTGGCGAACCAGCGTCACCAACTGATTTACAGTCATTGTGTTCGGCATGATACGCGACCCTCTCTACAGGTTACGGGAAGGCGCTGTCGATGAACGTCGCGTTGTACATAAGCTGGTACTGCGAGGTCCACGCCTGGTAGGCACCAGAGGAGTTGATGACGCCGACGTAGACCAGCTTGTTTACTTGATCGAAATCGAGCAACAGGGCTGAGTTGTTTGCGATGCTCGCGTTCCCCGTCGAAGGGCTTGAGTTAGTGCGCAACTGTAGCTGCACACTGACAAGATTCCCTGGGAAGCCTGAGAAATCGAGCATGAGAAAGGTGTTTGAGTTTGCGTTCGCTGCCACCTGCGGCTTGTAGGCCGTAGTTGGGAAGATAACGGCAGGCACCTTGCTGGTCAGCGGCAAGATGTTGTTCAGCGCACCTGGCTGCGCGCCGTTCACGTTCGGCGTAACGGCGAGCGTGCCGGGCTGGATGATTGTATTTGCTGTAGCTGCGGACGAGTTGTTGGGCACAACTGCGCCAGCAACCGTGCAGGACTGCGGATAGCCCGCGAATCCTGCTTCCATCTTGAGCATTGCCATGTGAACTCCTCACGAGAAAAAGGGGATGACCTAACGGTTTTACAGGCACATCATCTGAGGACTCAGAGCGCGCCCAACCCCGGTAGATTTGTTTAGATGGCAACCTGTGGCAGGCGGAAGATGCCGTTTTTGTGCGGAGCCATGCAGCAAAGCTGGCCGTAGAAGCGCAACCGAGCGGTTCGACCGTCAAAGTTCGCGCCCTGTTCCATCGTGCGCGATTCCACGTCAACGATGTGGGGGATGTCGAACTTGTGACGCAGCTTCCAAGTCGATGGGTCGATGAGACGCACAAAGCCCTGTGGCATATGCGGGTCGTTCACGATGTCCATGCGTCCGGCAGCGCCGTTGATCACGATAGAATCGAAGCCGTAGGTCGCGGTGCTTACCGTGCCGTAGCGGACGTTCGTTCCCATCTTCGAGTCGAGGGCGTCAAAGTCGAGCGGGTTGAGCAAGCCGATGTTTGTCGAGCGTGCGCCGCCTTGGCTCATCACCGCCGAGCCGCGTTTGATCGCGTCCTCGATGCTGAGGCTCTGAAAGTTGCGCGTGTACCCGGCCAACTTGGTTGGGTAGATTGAGCGGTTCAACGCACAGAAGTTGTCCGTCGAGGTGACGCCGCCGTAGGGGTTCCAGGCGTCCATGCCGATGATGCCGCCATACAAGTTCGAGGTGTTGAACCCAATAGCTCCGCCGCTCTGAACAATGTAGGCCCCTACGGTGAAGGCCGAGGCGTCCGTCAGGGTGAGGGTCCGAGCCATCGCATCGACTGCGGTGATTTGAACGGGGTTGCTCGTGCTCGTGGGTGAGCGACCATCGGCGGGCGGGAAGATTGAGCCAGTAGGCGGCGTGTAACCCGAATAGGTAGCAGACTGAATCTGCTGGTCTTGGTTGAACACAGCTTCGAGGCCCAGCGCGCTCGCGACAAAGATCTGGTTGGTTCCCAGGGTCGCGCCAGTGACGGGGTTTGTCTGCCCCGCGATTGCGCCGACCGTTCCACGCCACCCTGTACCGCCTGCGTGCAGGTCGAGGTCAAGCTGGTTGTTGAAATCCATGATCTTGCCGGTCAAGACCGTGGTGACAACATCGGCATATGCCGCGTCGCCCTCAGACAAAGCGCGGTCTTTGTCGAAGAACTCTACAGCGGCATATGCCTGGCTGCATCGTAGCATGGCACGAGCGGCGCGGGCAGGATTGCTTGCCTGCTGCATGGCCGTGTTGAAATCGACGCTGTAGCCCTGCGGCGTGCCGTAGAGGAACGGATGGTCGATAATATCGCCGCTCAACTCGCCGACCTTCTCGATCATGTTCAAGAAAGGCAGGTTGTCTGGCACGAGCCAGTCGAGCGCGCCATTGCCGTAGTAGGTTTGAAAGAGGGTCTGAAAGTTCTGAATACCGATTGCCATGGAACACTCCGCACGTTTGTTTCGGCGTACAGAGCGTTCCCACGGCCAGAATTAGCCGTTACCGGGCGGAACTCGACCGTTCCGACGCTGTACGCCGCAAATACTCGGCCTTTCGCGCTGCCCAATCTGGCGGTCCCTTCTGGGAACCTGAGTTGGCGGGCGGCGTCGAGGGCGCGACTTTCTGGTTCAACGTGCGCGGTGTTTTACTGGCGACTGGCCCCGCGTCCGACGTGTTCACGTCAAGGTTGAACTTAGAACGAACCTTGGGATCTTTCAACAAGGCGGACAGGCCGTGATGGTACTCTTGCTCTAATGCCTCGGCAGCATCCTTTAGCGTCACTTTTTGTTTTGACTGTTGTTCCAAAAAAGTTCGTTTGTTCTGCACAGCGTCGATTCCGCCCATGCGTGTTACAAGATCATAGTTAGACATGACGCTGACAAACTGCGCAGCTTCCATGTCGCGCGCTTGTCTGAGGCGATAGGCATCCTGTTCTTTCATGAACTGCTGCATCTGCGCGCGGGTATCGGCCAGTTCCTTCTCTAGCGCCCGCGTGCGTTTCTGTTCCGGCGACAAGGTGCCGCCGTTCGCAAGAAACGCCTTCCACTCCTCTTGGCTCATGCCTGCTTCGGTCATGAACTCGATGGGGTTGCTGCGCGCCCAATCGAGCCGCTGCAATGCGGCCTGGGCCTCTGCCTCTTTTTTCTCGGCAGCAGCGATGCGCTTCTCGGTCGCGGTATGCGCCTCCTGGGCCTTGGCCTCGGCGGCGCGCACCACTTGCTCGCGCTTGTACCATTCCATCTGAGCGTCGCTCACGGGCGGCGTCGCTGCGGCCTCCTGTGCTACAGGGCTATGTGGAACGCTGTTATCAGGTTCGCGACTAGGTTCAGCAGTTCCACTAGGAACATCGCCACTGCCAGCCACCTCTCGCTGCGTGTCACTCGACGCCTCCTTTGGCTGAGGCGGGGGTACGCCTCGGTCCTGCCGTAGATTGTTCAACGCCTCCCTGCGCTTGGCCAGGTTCTCAGGCGACCATGGGTTGCGCTGCGAAACACTGTCACGGTTATCGGTCCTGTCACCCCGCTGAAGGGGGGAGTGCTCCGAGCGCGGGGCTTCCTGTGACGCTTGAGGGGATGGGTCCGCTGCTGGGGTTGCCTGTTGGGTCACTTGGGATTCCGCCATTGGGTGCTCCTGTTGCTGGTAGTGGGGCGGCTGCGCCTGGTGGCGCTCCGCCTGGTGCTGGCATCGCGACTTGCGGTGCCGGATCGTGCTGCGCCGACATATCGGCTAGGACCTCTTGCGCGTCTTCGAGCCAGCGCAAAAAGAGGTCTAGCTTTTCCTCCGGCAAATTCAGCGTTCGGTATTGCAGGTAGGCGTCGGCGACACGCACCATGCCTCGCTGCAAGTCTTGGATAGACGACGGGCGGATATAGCCCACGCGACCCTTCTCGACGATTTCGCCGATCACAAAGTCGAGGTCATCTTCGGTGGCGCTGGCCTCGGCCAGCAGCGCATTGATGTCATCCGGGCCAAGCATGGCGCGCTGCGCTTGCTTCTGCGTGATGAGGCCCGATTGCAGCAGCTCTTTGATGTCATCTGTCTTGGCTGCTGGCGTGTTCGAGAGCATGTTCGCGGGCGCAGGCGTTAGCAGGTACGCATCGCGTTTCATGTCGAGGTCTTGCCAGTCTAGTTGTACAGCTTTCTTGTACGTGTCTTTGACAAGGACCGGATACCCGCCTTTCGCCTTCGCAATGCGGCTCGCGAGAACCAGCGTGCGCTCGGCGAGGTCCATGAACACATCATTTGACCAGCGTTCGAGTAAAGTGGTGATGCGCGCGGCACCTTGATCCTGATACTCCCGCAAGGCTTTCTTTGAGTCGATGCGGTTGATCGGTATCTGACCGCCGCTATCAATTTCATTGTTGCCAAAATAGTCGCTGATAACCTTGCGAAGCATATCGCAGTACACAGGAGCGGCTTGATGGAAGGGCGCATTTGTCACCCACTCAGGTTTAGGCCCTGTGGTCGAGACAACGTGGCCCACGATGTTGTCGAGGTGGCGGTAATTGATTTCTGCGCCTTCGGCTACGACCCAGAAGGGAGCCGTACCAAGATGCGCGCAGTTTTCCATGATGTTGAGCATCTTCTCTAGGTAGATCTGCGCAGGCATCGTGGGTTCGACCCACCCTTGCCCGTAGAAGCCGAACGGCGCGTCGTTTGGTTTGAAACAAACGAAGGGGAAGATCTCCTCATCCCATTCCTCGTCAATGATGGCCCCGCCAGGCACGGCGATGGTATGGCGACCTGGGCGTTGGCCTACGGGCTTGCTCCACCCCTCGACCACCTCAATCATGCCGACTTTGTACTGACACCACGCGAACTTGGGCGCGATGGCTGCACTCGCCTTCTGAATGATGTCCGCCTTCTCAGGAAACAGCGCCATGAGCGAGTCTTTCGCCATGTAGCGGATCTGGTACATCTGCTGCACGTTGCCGTAGGCTGCCTCGGCCTCATCGACAAATACCTCGTTTGGGAACACGCGATGCGCGTCGATAGCCGTGTATTCATCATTGATGGCCAACTTGAGCCAGCCGGTGCCAGTTACGAGCCCGTCAACGGCGACCTTCTGTAGTTCACGGTAGACTTTCATCCGCGCGAACTCGCCCTTGAGCGCACCCTCAATCTTGCGGGCTTTGTTGTGCAGCGCCCAATCGCCCATGTCCGTCATCATGGTCACACGGCTGTTGCTCTGAATCAGCTTGCCCGCCGTCGTGTCTACATGCTTGCGAAGCTGGTTGTCGGCCATGCGTGGCATTGTCGGCGAGGCGACGCTAGAGAAATCGTTGAGAAAGTCTCGGCCAGCGTAGAGGCTCATGTAGCGGACGTTATCGAACAGGCGGTTGCCTTGTTTCTGCGCGAGCGCCTTTGCGGTAGCGATGAGGTCTTTCGCGGGGTCATCGGCAACGACCCACTTGTTCATTTGCTCGGACGCCTTCTTTACGGCGTTGCTCATACCTCCGAGGGCAGGACGTGCGTTGTCGATGCGGTCGCCTACGCTAACGATGTTCGAGGCCATGGCTTACTCCTCCTCTTTCTCGAACACCGAGTCAGGGCGTGCAGCGTTCGTCCATTTGTCGAAATTGTCTTCGTACGTGATCTTGGGTCGGCGGTGCTCATCCTCGGGCTCGATAGCCTTCACGGGCTTGCTTGCCTCGTACTGCGCCATGCGTTCCGCGTAGCTGATGGTCCGTGGCTCAAACTCTAGTTCGAGTTGCTCGTATTTGATGCGCCTGATCCCATGTTGACCAGCTAGTTCGACTAGGGCCTTCACGTCCTGCAACGTAGTGGTCCCATTGTGCGCTTCTGTCTCTGTCAGGTGCTTTGCGGAGGGCATCTTGCTTTTCCTTGAGGGCAAAGGCGCGCATAGGGTCTTCTGCCTTGACGCGCTTTAGGGTTTCTCGGCCTGCACCGCTCGATTTACACGCACGCCACCCGTAAACCATGGCGAAGGCGAGGTCATCGCGCTCGTGCGCGCCTGCGTTTGTCTTCGAGTCGTTCCAGGCAACCTCTTGAAGCTGCTGAATGAGGCGAGCGCACTTTGTCTTGTGCAATTTCACGTCGCCACGTTTGAAAGCTGAGTTGATGAAGGCGATATGGTCTAATTTCTCGCGCTTTTGCGCTTGCTCAACGTTGATGCCGTAGTCTCGCTGCAAATGCATGACGATTGCCTTGCCATATCCTCCTGTGTCGCCGACGTACCGTGTCGCGCCGTACTCTTGCCGGAAATTCATTATCTGATCGGCAATTTGATCAGTAAAAAGCTGGCTTTTTCCCCACCCCTCACACACATGAACGACAGAGCAAGTTCGGGACCAGGCAAGGACGCACATTGCGGACTCATCGTGCCAACCGAAATCGCAGCCCAAAACGTAACGCCAGTCATGCTCAGCGGGTAAGGGACCGTCAAACACATTTCTCTCTTCGGAGAAGCCTGAAAACATCCGTTCGGTTTCGCCAACGGCCCATATGCCGCGAAACTCACGAAGAAACCGAGGATCATCGACACCTGAGAACCCCTCATCGTCGATAATGAGGTCTTCATTCTTCGCATCCTCGGGCAGAAACGGATTGTCTTGCAGCGACCACTTGTGCAGCTCGTACACAGGCATCTTGTCTGACTTGCGGCGTCTCAACTCGTGGCACGCCTCGTAGAACAGCCCCGCCTTGATCATGCCTGCGGTGCCGGTGAGCACGAGCGTGCCCATCTGGTCGCGAAGCGATGCACCCAAAACCTCACTCACCAGCTTCTCGATGAAGGGTCCGATGCTCTGCGCCTCGTCGATGGCGGCGAACATCCACTTGGCTCCGCGATATTTCTGGATCTCGTCCTCTTTGTCGGCTCCTTTGAGCACAATCATGCCCAATCCTCGCAGATGCTTGATCGTGAGGTCCGTCTCGTTCGGTTTGAACGGCAGATCGTACTCCTCGATGAGCCTCTTGAGGTCTGGCCACAAAAACAGCTTGGCAGCACCGCTTGTCTGCGCCGCGTAGAAATGCAGCGAGGTCGGATTCTCTAAAAGAGATGAGAGATACTTGATGGCGAGCCCGCGCGTCTTACCAGCGCGGCGCGTGCAGAAGGCGACCTTGCGGCGAGCGGGCGACTCGAAGAAATCCCGTTGCTGCGGGAACCACTGACTCTTGAGTTGCTTGGCAAGGTCGAGTTCCCGCTGCGTGGGATCGTATCGTGCAACACGCGACTGTTTGGCTCGCTCTCGGCGCAAAAACTCCGCTTGGATAGCGCGACGTTCCACGTCGTTCAGACGTGCGATGTCTACAGCTCTCGTGCAGGCTTTTGCCACGAGCTAATCCGCCTTCGGCTTGCGTGGCATACGGCGGCGAAAGCCCGTAGGCGCGGGCGGGTCTAGCTCGGCTAGAATCTCATCCGCTCGTGACGGCTTCGCCACGTTAGGATCTTCCAAAGGCTTCGCAGCAGGCGTCTCAAGCCCGCTAGGCGTTGCGGTCGTTGGCTCGCTCGGTAGATTAGGAAGGGACCCCGTGGCACGACGTTCATTTTCCCATATCCCGTTGTAGTTCAGCGTTGCGTGCTGAATGACTGCTGGTGACACGACTACACTTGAATGATTCCAGTCGATGCGTGCCATGCCTGACTTGCCATGTAGGTGTATCTCGCACACGTTCGGCTTCGCCGTCCAAGTCTTCTGCGCGAAGCCTGCGATGGTGAGGTTGCCTTGCAGCGTCAACTCCGTGCAGGGCCACCACTCGTCCTTAATCATTCCTTCACCTCAAGTAAGTACGGATTGTAGAGCAAGTTCCATTTCGGTCGGATGTGGCGCATCGGAGCCGTATCGTGCGTGCACCACATGAACGATTCCACGTCGCTTGCTGTTTGACGCGCGATTGAGACGAGTGCGGTGCCGATCCCGCTCACTTGGAAGGAAGGCTGCACGCAAACGTAGTGGATCACCGGGATCTTGTTTGCGTTGCCTGGCTCGAAACAGACCCACCCTCGGATCTGGCGCTTGTCTTCGGGTTCGCACGCGATAAATGTTTTACTGCGGCATATAAGACGGTCGATGCGCGCGCGTTGCTCAATCTTGAACACGTCATCCTCGATGGGGCCAGTCGCAGGCGAGCGCCGGTAGCTTCTCACCCAAGAATCAATGACGTAGCTCGCATCGTCGATGCTGATCGGTCGAACCGCGATGGGCGATGGCTCTTTTTTGCGACCGCCGTTGCGCGCCTCGTGATCAAACTGTTTGAGCGTCTTGTGAACGTAGGCCGCTGTTTGATTCGACCCTGCACCGAAACTCGCGGAGCCCTCGTGTTGCTTCCACGTTCCGCCGATGCCTCCGGTAGCTTGAACACGAGTCGCCATAGCTCGTTCTACCATTCCTCCTAGTACGCTTCCTAGTATGCGTTCCAAGTTTTCGCCATTGTTCCGAACGCGTAAAACCGCTCTGCGTGCGTATTACAACGGCTTGTAATGCGTTCCAGGTTTACGTGACACGCGCCTTGCCCAGCGGAACACCTTGTACTAAGTGGAACTCAGGAGATTACATGAACGACATCGAGAAAATTGTCCGCATCGCAGCCATAACCATCGGTGCAATCTTGCTCGTCTACTTTGGCTTGGGCGTTCTGCGCCATGGCGCTCCGAAAGTGGGCTCCGCTGCTGGCTCAATCCAAGAGAAATTCTGACCATGGGCCACGCGATGGGGCTCGCTGCGGCGTCGAGTATAGTCATGCTCGGTGTCTCGCTCGTGTTCTCGACGCGCACGCGCGTATGGGCAACGCGGGCGTTCGCTGCTGATCGCAAGCGCGAGCACACCGAGCGTTTGCTTGAGCTTGAGCGCGAAAAATCGTCTTTGCACGAGAAGCGTGCCGAAACTTACCGAGCCTACCTCATCGAATGGCAGCGCAGTTATCACGAGCTGTTTCGCAAGATGAACGGTCGCGAGCCAGAGCCTAAGCTAAGTCGCGAGGAGTCGTTCGCTGGCGCGCAAGAGCCTCGATGAGCGACGAGCGCGTTGTTGTACCAATCACCTTCACGCCCGATGACTTGCACTTGATGCAGGAGTGCCTCATTGCGGTCGCCGAGAACCTGCACGACGAACTCGAAGACGACGTAAAGGATTACGTTCGACGACGCTGCGCTGAGGTCATGCTCAAGGTGCAAGATTTCATCATCGAGGCGAACTTTCTCGTAGAGGAGGCAGTACGTGGGTCTGACGATCAAGGAATGGATGACCATCCACCAGGCATTGATGTTTACCGCGCAGTATTCGGAGGCCGCAGGAAAAAGCAAAGCCTCGACTGATGAGCTGCGTCGCGTGAACAACATTGTGAAGCAGATTGTCGAGGGCATCGACAAGGAACTGCGCAACGCAGGCAAGCCGCTAATTCACACAGGGATGCAGCGCAAGTGACTGAACACGACGCCGTAAACCATCCGACGCACTACACCGCGCATCCGAGCGGCGTCGAGTGCATCACCATCACCGAGCACATGGGCTTCTGCGTTGGCAACGCGATTAAGTACCTATGGCGAGCGGGGTCGAAAGGCTCGCGCATCGAGGACCTGCGCAAAGCTGCGTGGTACATCGAGCGCGAGATTTCGAGGTTATCACATGAATCGCCCTAGCTTGAGCATGACCAGCTTGTGCGTGAGCGATATTATCATCGGGCGCGGGTGCGTACAGATCCGCGCTATCTTGGGGCATATCCTATAGAGGGCGAGCATGGTCAGGCCGTATGAATGGCGAACAAGATGAGCCAGAGGAACACAAGTTGCGAGAGCACGTTTACTCCTTTCCGAAGTAGGTCTTGAGGTATGCGAGGATGCGCGCAAAACACGACGGGTCTTCGGCGAGCGGTGGGAACGAGGTGTACTCGCTCGAAGGCTGCAATTCGGTGCGCGATGGCAACTCTTCTCTGCACAACATGTCCCTTCGGCGTTCATTCGGTCGGTGCTCTATCGCTATCGTTTGGCAGCGCGTAAGTAGGTGGCGCGAAGCCACCGCGTTGATCCCCATTGGCAGGAGTCTACATGAACAGAGGCACGATGCTACCGAATCACGAGCCACGACTGGCGATTTCCATCACAAAGACCGAGGCGCTTGCGCTGTATGACGCGCTCTTAGAACATGCGGAATTGCGCGCTGACGAAGCCCCTCTGTCGGCACTCTACAACGACATGCAAGAGATGCTCAAACGACGGCGCTGGCGTCTAGGCGCTCCTAATTCGGAGGTCACTGGTGAACCCTCTGCATCTGGAAGCAAAAGTACCGGGTCTGATCCTCAAAACCGACGAGTTACGTGACGTTGTAAGCGGCGCAATCCGTTACTTGCTCTGCGTGCATTGCGACGATGGCTGCGGGCGCTGTTCTGCGGCCATCGAATCGACCAGCGAGGCCGAGGCGATCGCGGAGCACGAGAGCGCAGCGGCGTTTCTACGGGAGCGCCGCGATCGCGCGATCCATTGACGCCCGTACTAGTACGATTGTTATTGACATGCTCTACATGGCCCTGTAGGACGCCCCCAGGGAGGGCTCCGCATGGGCCAGGCAAAGATGAGCGAGACGCAGACCCGCACGTTTGAGCTAGATTACGACGAGTGGTGCGTGCTGAGCGACGAATTGCGTGACCTGTACCGGCGCGAGGAAGACGCCGCGCGAAACACGACGTTCAGCGATGAGGTAGCGCACCACGAGGAGCGCGCCGCGAAATACAGGCGGATGCGCGAGTCGTTGCTGCGGCCTGTGTTCCACGCAACCTGACGCATTGGGCCTTGTCTTTTGACGGACGCGTGTGGTCTAAGTTACGAATCTTACGAGGCCATGTGGCACTTGTGAAATTTGTAAAAAAATCACAGGGCTGTTGCTAACTCTAAAAAGCCCCGCCCGAAAAGGGAAAACAGGCCCATTCCCGCCGCCTGTTCGCAGATAAATTCCAAGGTATCCCTGATTTACACGGCTTTCCGGTTATCCAAGGCTTGCAGGTCTTTGACGGCTTTGCGGAGTTCGGCGTCGGTCATGTCGTCCACGCTTCGCTTGTCTATCACGATCTGGTGACGGCGCTCGGCACGCTCTAGCAGCGGCAAGATCTTCGCGTACTCGCGCAGCCAGGTGAGGCGCTTGCCAACGTCCGCATCGGCAACCTGGATCTCCTCGGCAAGCGTATCCGCCATGCGCTGCAACTCGGCAAGCCGATCGGTGTAGGTTTTGCGCGCGCCAGGGCTTGGACGATCCTTGATCGCAGCTACTTGCACCGCCGCGTGAGGCGTCATGAGAATTTGCCGCTTGCCCGTCATTCGCCCGCCATAGGGCGCGGGCGATGCCGCGCCGTGTGATAGCAGAGTAGACACTAGCTAGTATCCCCCCGCCGTACAGCCAATAGCTAGGCATCGAGCACCACGCGCCGTCAAGTTCCGGCGTGGCACGCACCTTGCTAGGCGAGCGCGTAGGGCGCTCCGAAAGTGCTCGTAAGGCGCTCGTAACTCGACGCGAGCGCGCCGGTAAGGAGTTCGTAACTTACTCTTACATGGTATCGTAAGACAATACGCGGAGCGTCACTTGCGGCGCTCAAACAGACCAAAGTAGACGGCAAGGCCGATCGCTGCGAATGAGAGGGTCGATAGTCCGAAGATCATGGCTTGCCTCCTACATAGCAGAGTAGAGCACGAGACAAGCCACGGCAAGCGTCACTCGACGATCTCGACTTCCCCCGCGAACTCGCGCGGCTCTAGCTGGTCACGGATCTGGTCGATCGGCGCGCAGCCGCGACCTAGCCCATAGAAGCCGCCGCAAGCGTCTTCTTCTTCCCATTCGCCAGTAACCGGATCGCGAGCCTCTAGCCGCGCAAAGTAGCACGAGATACCCTCGCCGTTTTCCCAAGCGTGTAGGTACTCTTTGACCATATCCGTCAAGTGTCCGTCATCGTCGAAGATGCAATCGCCGAATACGTCATCGAGCATCTCGCTGCTACGGTGCCAGTATCGCGAGTCATCCGGCATGACCATGATCCGATAATCGTCTACAGTGCGCGGCGTCTTGGCAATCAACGCAGCCGACAAGGCAACGCGCGCAGCCTCTACAGCCTTGCGTGCCCTCGCGGCGCTCTTGTCCGCAGCGACAACACTCGCTTGCGCACGCTTGTAATCTGCTTTCAAACTTTGAACAGTCTTGGCTTTGGCATTCATTTTGAAACTCCTAAATTGTTACAGCGGCTTGCCTGCGATCAACGATCCGAGCGCCGCTAAAATTCCGTAGATCCCCATTGCAAGCGCACCTACAGCAAGCGACGCATGGCCGCCGATAAGGTACGCGAAGGGCAAGATCGCAAGCGACTTGATCGCCACGCCGTACAGCGTGAAGAACAGTGCGCCGCCGCGCGTAAACCCCGCGTGTTCCTGCGTTTTGCGGTGCCATAGCGCGCGCTTGATCGCTTCGGCGTACTCGTGCGCCGGACCCGTGCCATGCTTGCGCCGCAGCGCCGCGTAGCGGTGCCATTGCAACGTGGTAAGGTCGCTCCCTTCTGGCGTATGGCCAGGGTTAGCTCGTAAGTAAGCGTCGCGCTCGTGCGGCAACATTAGCTCGTAAGCCGTTCGCGGGCGCTCGCCTACCTTGCTATCGTCTTCTGACTCACTCGACGGCTTGCGCATCGCCTACCCCCTCGACGGCAAGCGTCAACGGCGCAAGGCACGAGCCACATTCGGCGTCCGCTTGCTCGTAATAGTCTCTGTTATGGTCGCCTAAGTACGTGTAGGCACCGCATTGCTTGCAATGTAGTGTCTCGACGCTCGCGCAAAACGCCGCGCGCTCACGCTCCGCCGCGCGCCGAAAACGCGATCCGTAGGCTTGCATAAGCCGCCCGTAAATTCGATCAAACTCGTTACTTGCCGCTCCGCAGCTCGCGAATAGCTCGATCGCCCATAGCGTTGCACCCCAATCGTAGCACGCGGTTATGTCGCAATGATCCTCGCAGCATCCCTCGCAATGCTCGTCTTGTACCATATCGGCCAGTTTCTCAGTCATCCGGTTGTAGCTGCTCATGTTATACCTCGAAGATGTAGATTGCGCCGTTGTACTCGTGCGAGGTCCGCTCGGATAGCGCATCTTCTCCGAACGCCTGCCAGTCGATGTAACCCACGAAAACGCCCATTGCGCTCGTATCGTAGGCGTCTAAGAAACTCTCGCCATACTCGCGCGCGCTCGCGTACACTTGCGGCCCGCCGTAAGCTAGTAACCCGCCCGCTTGCTCTATGTTGCCGCCTGTACAGTCGAGTGCTGCGTCCGCTGCGTCGTCGTCGATGCCGTTGCGCGTTACTAGCCGGATGAAAGACTCTACAGCGTCGAGATCGTCGCTTTGTTCCGGCGTCAACTCATCGTCGCTAAGGTTTTCTAACTCCGCGCAGCGTGCCTCTACCGCCGCCATGTTCTCGAAGGTACTCATGACGCCACCTCCTCGCTTGGCAACGCAGATTGTGCAAGGCGGCACAACTCACGCTGATCGGTGTCGGCGGGTACTCGCACAAGTTCGATCACGCGGCGGGTGCGCAGCGAAAGATCGCCGCCGTTGAGCCATTGCCAGTGCCCGATCCCTAAGATCTCGTAGGTAAGCGTATGGATATGCTCGTTTGTTTTCTGACTGTAGGGGGTAAAGTTGAACACGTCACGCATGACATTTTCCGCAGCGTCAAAAACTTGCGCGTACACGCACGTATTGTAGCTGTAGGCCACAACGAGCGTGCCCGCCACGTCATAGTACCGCGACAAGCGCCCGTCACGCTTGCACGTCAGGCCTACAGACTTAGCTTCGCGTGCGGTAAGCAAGTTGTCCTGATCGCTCACGCGAAAGCGACCTACGCGATCCTCGCCGGTCCATTGATGATTGTGTCTGTTGCCCATTTGGATCGGGTTAACGGTGCGCTCTTTAAAGTCGTACAGGCAACCGTAGCAACGCTTGTCGTTATAGTGACCATAGCTGCGGCTATAGACCTTGTGGCAATCAACGCAGCGGCGCTCGTGGTAGTGCAAGGGACGTAGCTCAGTAAGAACAGTAGCCATTGTGAAACTCCTATCGGCGCGCAGCGACCTTCGCTTGCGCATATCTATATACTCGGCAAACGCCGTCTTAGGTTGCGTACTAAGATGCGATCGTGGCCGTTTTGTTTGCCGCGCACGAGCCTTTGCGGTGCATCCTACGACGTTCGGACTGTTCGGCGTACTAAGAAAATATGACGTTACACGCGCAACTTTGTAACCGCTTGCGCCGATAACTTGGTATGTCTAGCAGGCGCAACGTGCAACGCAGAGCGCAGCAGGCAAATGTGATAACCGAGAAAATCCTGAAATTTTACGTGTCGATGTCGTGAGCAAAAAACATGCGCACGTAAGACCAGGCGACGGGCGGCCCCCGGAGCCGCACGGCGCGGGCGCGCGGAAAAATTCCATAGTAGCGCGAGTCGCTTATACGCAAAACCGAGCCAATGATTCTGAAATTGCCAAAGTGATTCTACATGAGTTGTAGAGCACCCCTTTAGCCCCTGTTTCAAGTAGACATTTGGCAGAACTTGGAACTACACTCGCACGCGATGAATCAAGAAAACTCGGTCGATGATGGCCCACCGTATGTTACAGGGTCTTATCGAACAAAAGACTTTCGCGGCGTTGAACATGGCGATCTGTTCCGCGTGATTGGAACGCACAGTGCTGCGCGCAAATGGCTTGCTATACATGCCCATGAAAACCATCGAGCACAGTTCATGAACGAGGGCGCGCTTCTCGCGCACGATGAGGTCGAGCTAGAGGCTCTGATCTTCTGCCTACAGAAAGAGTACGGGCCATGAGTTCGATAGGTCAGAACTACAGCGCAGATGCCACAGGCACGACGCCAGCGCCCACCGCAGACACGTCGAGTGCAATGCCAGCGCCTACCGTAGCGTTGAACACAACGCCTACGTGCATCGTGCTCGATGAGCCGTACAAGACTGGCGACCTCGCGCCTGACGTGAAATACCCGCACGTTTACATCACGACGCTGTTTCTCAACGGCCCAGGGCTCACGATGCAGATCTCGTACGAGTTCGGCACCATGCAGGGACAATGGGTGGCTGCGCCCAACGTGCCAACGCAAACGCTGGCGTTGCAGGGCTTTGACCTCGTGCCGTTCTTTACACAGCAGCCAACCGACGCCACCACGCCTCTGTGGGATCAGGTAGAGACGCTCATGTACAAGCAAGTGCAGGCCAGCAATGCGCGCACCGCAGGCACCATTCAGACCGTGAGCACGACATGATCAAGATCCTGGCCATCGACGGCGGTGGCATCCGTGGCGTCATCCCCGCGACCGTGCTCGCCTACCTTGAGAAGCAGATGGGCAAGCCATGCCGCGAGGTGTTCGACTACATGGTTGGCACCTCGACTGGCGGAATGCTCTCTCTTGCATTGTCACGTAAGAACGCCCTGAGCGCCGATGCGATGTGGGGCGTCTACAGGGAGTACGGCCCGCAGATCTTCCACAGGGGCTTTACGTGGTCGCTCCGCAGCCTGGGCAATCTCAATGGCCCCAAGTACGACGTGGCGGCCCTTACACGCTGCGCTGAGGCGTGCCTCGGCACCGACAAGCTAGGCGACGCGGCGACCCACGCCATGGTCACGAGCTATGACCTCAAGGCGCGCGCTCCGCAGTTCTTTAGTAGCTACGCCACGCCCACCATCTCGATGGTCGATGCGGCGCTGAGCACCTCCGCTGCGCCCACCTACTTTACGCCGCACGGCAGCTACGTTGACGGCGGCGTCTGCGATAACAACCCGGCGCTCAGTGGTGTTATAGAGGCATGTAAGATTGAAGGCTGCACCGTGCGCGATGTGCTCGTGCTCTCGCTTGGCACCGGCAGCGACATGGTGGCGTATGACGGCAAGGCGGCAAGCTGGGGCTTGCTCTCGTGGGCGCAAAAGCTGCCGTCGATTTTCATGGATGGCACCAGCGGCTTGCACGAGTACCACTTGCGCCGCTTGCTACCGAACGAGAACGTGCTGCGTTTGCAGTGCCAAGTTGACGGCCCACTCGCTGAAATGGATAACGCCAGCGACTCAAACCTGACTGCGCTGCATACGGCTGGCTACCTGCTGGCAACGCAGCAGCGCAAACTCCTAGACGATTTCATGGGGAGGCTTGCGTGATGACCGAAGAAAGCGTGCCGAGCGCGGCAAACGTGCGCGTACGGCGTCCGTGGTCGCGTAAGCTAAACCCAGCGCAGATCAAGGCGCTCGTAAACGCCTACCACGGCGGGAGCAACGTGCGAGACATCATGGCTGAGTTCCGAATCGGTCGAACATCACTCTACAGGTACATTCACGACTACGATCAAATGCCTGACGCAGAGAACGACGTGAGCTACTGGCGCATCGAGGCGCAACGTCTCAAAGAACTCGTCGTTGAGATGGCGAAGGAAAACAAGCGACTCAACGATGTAATTCATGGGCGCGCGCAACAGGCATCGTGAGTGCTACACTCTTAGCTCCCCTAGCTAGGAGTTTTACATGTCTAAGAAGAAAATGTTTAAGGCGGACGGCAGCGAGGATTTCGACGCCGAGGCGTTGGAGCCCGATGAGGTCGAGGCCGCAGCGCCCGGTCTGATCGATGGTGACAGCACGCCTAAGAGCGACGACAAGCCCGCTGAGAGCGACGCAGCCAAGAGCGAAGACACCGCGAAGCCTGCTGAGCCAACCGCCGACGCTGCGCCCGCTGAGGCCGCACCTGAGATCCCTGCTGATTTCGGTGAGCTACATGGCGATGTAAAAGAGTTGGGCGAACACCTCGGCGCAGATGCCATCGACGAGCTAAAGAAGGCAGGCAACGCGCTTACGCCCGCCGTCTCAAAGCTGCATGGCATCGAGGCCAAGTTCGAGCACCTGGGCGACGAGGCCAAGGCCCGTTTCATCCACGCGAAGACCATGGTGGTCAACGCGATGGGTGCCTTGGAACGACTGTTCAAACGAGGTAAGTAAGCCCTCGGCAACTGCTTGCTCTTTTGCTCCTTGGGGGGTGGGTCGTGTGTGTTACACGGCTCACCCTTTTTTTTGTCACCACGCAAACAGAAAACGCAGCGCGATCATGCCCTGAGATGCCGTAAAACCGTGTGATAAAAAGTTAGTCGATACCTCATCTTTTACATGTTCCTGTATACCGGCAGGTTGCGCGCAGACTACAGCAGCATGTAGTCATACTGCGCGCGGTAGCACGTAATGAAACTAACAATCACTCACATTGCACTCACATTTTTTGTCGTTGACGAGATCAGAGGATTCTCGTTACACTGAGGTTGAGACGCGAAGCGGTATATATATATATAGAGCGATCTGAAAATCGACGCATTTCTAGGGAAAGACGCCTCTACGGCATCTGTCAGGCGATTGGCTTGTTTTCGGATGTTACTGCGGGGCTCACAAAAACTAACATTCTATCACATGCACCGCGTCGGCAGGAGTTGGGCGCGCGGGCGCATATCGAAGCAGCAATGATATGCGCCTGCACCGGGTCCGAGTCAACTCTCGAACTGTGCCTCCTGCTGTAGCCCGTAGTGTTTCAGGTAGTAGAGGTTCGCGTGGTTCACGACCTCTAGGCCCATGCCCACGAGGTGGTCGCGCAGCACGCGGTAGCCGCCGCGCAAGATGGGCTGCCGTGTATCGGCGCAGTAGCCCTTGTAGTGCTGCACGAGATCTTTCAGCTTGAGGCGATCGCCTTCGTTCGGCGTCAGACATTCCTCGCAAAAGTTTTCGAGGGAACTCTTGGTGCGCAGGCGACGCTCGCGCTCTTGTTCCATGAACTGCCGCACCTCCTCAGGCGTAGTGTACTGCGGCGATTGATCCTCGACGCTGATCGCTTGCCAGATGGGGTCAATGTTCATGGCGTCGAACTGCGCCATGCGCGGGCTACCCTTATCCATCCGCTCGCTGCTGCACTTGATCGACCAGAAGCGGCGCGCGCCAGTGGTATCGACAAAGCCATGCGGCGGCGCGAGGTTCGACGTGGCGATGCACGACACTCGATTCTTGGCGTGGAATCCTGCCTCGCTGTACATGGCCCGTGAGTCGATGTCCTTACCTGTCAGGATGGCCTTCAACTGAGCGGTATTCACTTGTTCAGCTCCCGCGAACTCGTCGAAGAAAGCCACGAGGGTCTGGGCCAAGAGCGGCCCGCTGAATTTCTCGCCCAAGTCATGCACGTCGAGGCTGCGCGAGAAGTTGTTGAGAGGGGCGAACAGGCGTTTGACGTTGAACGACTTGCCAGTGCCGCCTGCCGTCGACCAGAAGATGGGGGCGACGTGCCAGACCACCGGGCGCTCGGCCACGTTCCGTTTGACCTGCCAGATCCACTGTTTCATGGCCACCACGTTGGCCTCGTGCATGAGTTCGCTTGTGCCAGGGTCGCCTAGCAACCTCAGCCATTCGCGGAGGGGGCCATCGTCTACTGGCCGGGCCTCGACCATGGTGAGCCAGGCTCGGATCTGCTGGCTGGCGGCCACGCTTTGCTCCCTGGCGGCGTGGGCCAGCATGTTCTCGACCCTCGATTTCGACGCATCGATCTCAAAAGCGACCAGGCGGGCCAACTCCCCGATCGTCGTGGATCTGCCTTCTAGGACCCAGGAGGAGGTCGCTACGCGGAATTTGAGCCTGCTGAGGGGGAATCTGGTGAGGAACTGCTCGTAAATCTCGACGTTCGATGAGCCCATGCTAACCCCGTACTAAGATAAGAGAGGTGTTCCGCTTAGGATAGAACTTGGTACTGGATCAACCCCCAGGTCATCACCGGGCCTCGCAAAATGGTCCTAGAGGTTATTAGAGGGTGAGGATTGCGATGACGCGGGGAGACTTTACAACTGGAAATTACAAGGATAAGACGGTCTTATGAAGGCAGGTGAGGATAAGTGAATCCTATGGACAAAAAGTTTGCCCGGATGGTAGAGGTTCTGCATGAGATGAGGAGTGTCGTGGTCAAACAACCGAACCATTTGGCAAATTTACAGTTCCTCGACCGAAAGCAGGCCGCCGAGTACATCGGAATGTCTGACTTTTGGCTCGAAAAGCACTGCAACGACGCATCTGCGCCCAAATTCTTCCGCCATGGCCGCAAATGCTGGTACAAGCGGTCGGACCTGGACACATGGGTAGTGCAAAGAAAGCGTGAAATTTCGGACGCCGATAATATCTGGAAGCGCGGCGAAGCCCGTCGCTTGCCCAGCCCCAGCGAAGACACCCTGGCTGCTGCCTATAAGGACGCCTGGGGCGCTGATGAGCAACTGCCGAACATAGATCCCCAAGACGCCTTCGCAAAACTCGTCGAGAGCCTCACGCCTGCCCAGCGACAACTGCTGGCGAGCACGCTCGTCGAGAAGGATGCGCCGTCACCAACACCGCCGAAGGAAGGCGAAGCGAAAGAAGCGAAGAAGAAAACCAATAAGTAGGATGTAGTAAGATGGGCAAGCACGAGAACCTCGATAAGCGCGGGAACACTTGGTATTACCGCTTCAAGATGCACGGCAACCCGCTGCCCTTCCGGGGGTCGTGCTTCACGCATGACCTCCGCGAAGCCAAGCGCGTGCTGCGCGAGAAGATGGCAGAGGCGCAAAAAACGCCCAACGTCGTGACAGTCGCGACCACGCGCTACATGAAACTCACCGCCATGCGCGAATGGGATTTCCGTCGCGCGAGGCTCGCGGGTTCCGAGCAACAGACCATCGACACCGGGCTTGGCCCGGTGTGGAAGCGCCTGTGTGTGTCATTCGACCATGCAGGCGAGATGACCTCTGATAAGCTGGCGGCCTACTGCCTGCGCCATCAGGAGCGAGGCATAAGCAATCAAACCCTCAAACGCGACCTATGGGCTGCAAAGCGCGGCTACGAGTATGCGTGCGAAACCGATCCGACCCTGCCGCCGCTCGGCAAGCTACCGACGCTTGGCAAGTCATCGCCGGGCAAGGCACGCGGACAAGAGTTGTCACTTGAGTTGATCGTGGCTTGGCTTGCGCATCTCAAACCCGCGCCGCAGGCCAAGGCGCTCATCGGTTTGTGTACCGGCATCCGCGCCGAGGAGTTGGAACGCTACGAAGCCTCTTGGCTTACCTCGCCCGTTGTCGATGGGACGGTGGCGTGGGTGCTTACCCTCCCCGACGAAGCAACCAAAGGCAAACGCTCTCGGCAAATCGTGATCTGCCGCGAGGTCGCCGACCTGCTGATCGGATACGCCCCCTTCAAGATCAACTACCGACGCGCATGGCACACGGCGTCAACGCGCGTGGGTTTGCTCAAGCCTGTGTCGATGCGCGACCTGCGCACGACCTTCGCAACGGCGATGGGCGAGTACGATTACCCCGCTACGAAACGCATGATGGGTCACGCATACGGTGCCGATGATGAGGTGGCTATGTTGTATCAACGTGCAGGCATAGCGCGCTTACGGCGTCTAGCAGAACATGCCGCTAAGCACTTTGCGGACGCTCTTGCCACAAGCAAGGGTACACACAAGGGTACACAGGGGGGGTCTAGGGGTACACAGGCCAAAAAGTCGAAAGTGCCAAATTCTGCATCCTAGAGGGGGTAGAGATGGTGCGCCCACCTGGGCTCGAACCAGGGACCCCCGGCTTAGAAGGCCGTGTAGCTAACACTCGATTCTCGCGTAAACCTCGTCAAACAGCCGATTCAAGCAATGCCTCCCTTCGGAGGTGAGTGTAGAAGGGTACACACGAGGGTACACAGTTATCGAAGGTGATTGTTTGTT